GCGCATTCGATGACGATCCTACAGCAGAAGCTTCCTGACACAAACACCCACAACTCTTGGTATGCCCACTTCTAAGATAATATCCACGAACTGTAAACAAATTTCCACACTTGCAACGACAAGACCACAGGGTGTCGTGGAGGACATTTCTGTGTCCTCTGCGGGGATCGCAACGGAACAGTCCACCAGCTCGCCGGTAGCGCGGCTGAACACCAGGGTGATGTCCTCTTCGGGAATCCCGGTATCGGGAGCGCCCGGTAGACCTTCGTTGACGAGTTCCACCGCCGTGGCGTTGACTTCCACGCTAACGCGGTCCTCGGTCACTCGTGTAACCTTAGTGGAGGGAGGCTCCGGCATTTTGTAGAGGGTCATTTTGTTCTCCGGGAGTAATCGGGAAGGGCACCCGAAGGTGCCCTTCCCTTGCCTGTTAGAACATCTCCAGGATTTCGCGATAGACGTCGAAGTCTATCGGCTGCACTACGCTCTGTGGAATGAACCCGTCCTTATTCCACTCTGTCCACTTCTTAGAATCGGGCCGGACGCAAAGCGCCTCACCATTGGCGACGTGCGGTTCGCAGCCGTCAATCCATTGGATTTTTCGTTGTGCGGAGTATCCGGGCAAGGCGCGAAGCAAGTCTGAAGTGTCGTGGGGATCGACCGATTCTCCCGCAATTCCCACGCCGAGGAATCCGACCAAAGGAACGTACACGACCACTACAGCCCCCCGAGGAATGTCTCTGATAGCATCGCGCATAGCACGCATGTACCGTACTGGGTTGTAACGAACGGAAGAGCAACCAAAGTTCTCTTCGCAACGTTTCCGCCACAAGCGTTCCGCTTCTGCGGGGTTGTCCCGAAGCATTTCGTCCGAGACTTGGTCTTCGAAACCGCCAGCGGCGATAACACCCAAGCGGGTGCAGTGATAGGCCAACACCTTATTCCATTCCAATCGTTGCGCTCTGGAGATTTTGTTGCCGGACAGATCCGTGTCTTCTGGTTGGTGGACCCCGAGGACTACGATGTACAGCGGGGCAGTGGCATGTTTGATAACAGCGGGTGAAAAAGCAGAAGCCATTTAGACTCTCCATTTTCCACGGCACCGGGTAGTACAATCAGCCCGCCGTGGAACATGTATCTAGACTATTATACCGCGCCGGAAGCAGAAACCGCTAATTTATTTAGTTCCTTCGCCCAGGATTGAGAATCCAATACCGTTATCACGTTACGCTCCCTGTGAAAGAGTTTGGAAGTTCTGTTTTACCATCTTCTGCTTGGCTCTTTGCGCCTTGCACCTTAATGCCTGTTGTTCCCGGCGTTCCAGAGTCCAGAATTTCTTCAGCGTCCCGCTTATAGCCATTCGACGAGTCTCAGAAAGCGGACCCTGTTTATTCTTCAAATTCATTTTATCTTGTTCGGTTTTCAAACATCCACAACTTCTCACGTGCCCACTGCGCAAATCACTCCCCTCGGTTGTGAATATTTCTCCACATCGGCAACGGCATGACCACACTGCATCCCCCTCCTTGGTGTTTTCCAATCGGACCAGAATCTCCACACCGTTGACGGTTGTACCAGTCATGTCTTTGAAGGGTGCTCCCGGCCAGATTCCTGACTGCTTATGAGTTTCCCGCCTGACGTCAATACTTTTGATGGTTGCTTCAAGAGTAGGCTTATGACCCATAGCTTTCAAAAGTTGACTTTGATCTTTCTTCCATTGTTCGGTGTGCGGCCCGGTGAATCCTTCGCCACCGCGACAGATGTTGTACCCAACATCAGGATTCTGAGAATCGTATTGTGCTATGAGCACACGCTCCCAGAAGCAGAGATCCTCGTTAGTCGTGAGGGAGGAGATAAGAGGATGGATTGAAAAGTGTTCAACACCATGGAACTTCATAGCGTTGTAGAGATAAGAAACTCCGTTCCACCCCTTCCTCACATCATAGATTTTCTGTTTGAGATAGCGGGATAAGGATGAACCAATGGTCTTGCCAATGTAAATCTTGTCGTTAACGTCGTTGACTATGATGTAGATGAACACAGAACCCTCCTACAGCTCGATACTGTAAGAGGGTTAGGAAGTTAGAAAACGTAAGTCATCACATACCCTCCCCGGTTCCTTCCTTGCCCTCTTCAGCCTCATTGTCAACCTCGTCAAGCGTCAAACCCTTGGTAATGCGCTTGCCCAAGTCAGTCTTCGCGATGAGCCATTCACCCATGCTACTATAAATGGCAGACAGCATTTCGTTGAACTTGGAGTCATTGACCGTGAAGAGATTGTCTTCCAACTTCCGCTTGCAATCTTCTGGATCGACGTTCAAGAACTCAAGGATGATGTCAACCGGCAGCGATCCCTTACTGTACAAGTTGAACAGCATGTCGTACAAGTCGCCACTGTCGCGCAGCGCCATGCGGCTAAACGTGACTTTAGGCACGATCCATCGTGGCCGACCATACTTGTCCATTTCATAGAAGCCCTTCTTCATTGCGATAGGCTTGAACATCTGGTCTTCTATGATGCCGCTGATAAGGTCACGGAACTGGGTGTAGGTGGTGTTCATCAACTCTAACTGCGTGCGCCCATTGCCGTACATGCCTTCACCGATAAGGATTTCTGGGCTGAAACCTAGCCCAATGGCTAAGTCAGAGTTGGTGTGATTCCATTCGCCATCTAGAACGAGCAAACGACCTTCACTACCGATTTCATTCCACTGGCAAGCATAATTAACCACGACGGAGTAATCTGGATCCGCTTTAGCTTCGTCAATGTGAGCACGCAGGGTAGCAACTTCGCTGATAGGAATCCCATCCGCCACAACCAACGTCTTCGGCGTCATGTTACGGGAGGCGATTGTCGTCTGTACCTGGCGCAACTTCTCACGGTAGATGACTGTGCGCAAACAACGCTGTAAGATAGAGCGCCCATGAAGTTCATAACCCGATTTCTTGCGAGCGAAATGGATAACATAGGATCCCTGGAAAGGATCGGAATTTAGTGGAATTTTGCCCTCTTGCTGGATCATGTCCTTTACTTCGGAGGGCACATCAGCATCTTCCAAGTAGGCTTGCTTCTGATCTTCGGGTGGTTTGTAATAAATGGTCGGCCCATCGATCAGAGTGCCTTCGTTAGCGATTTCGATCTGCTCCGGGGGTAGAATCTGGACGCGGAAGAAACCTCGATATTCGGGATTGACAAGATGACCGAACAACTCCAATTCTTCTTTCTTGTCTTCACGAATCTTTTTCAGCTCTTCCAGCAATTCCTTCTTGCGTTCCAGAAGTTTGAGATAATGGCGCATCTCCATTAGTTCGCGAGCCGCCGCTATGCTTTCACCCTTAGCGATAGCATCCTTGACTTCACTCGCTTGTCCCTGAGCAACTGGAATTGGTGCGCCCCCGCCGCCACCGCCCATAGGAGCACCGCCGCCACCCGCGATATCACCCAAAGCAGCGTCCCCTTGGGGAGCGCCGGGATCAACCGCGCCTGGTGCATTAGGATCAGCCGGAACATCGCCCGGTGCATCAGGGGTGGGAACATCAGTAACTGGATCTACAGCTGGAGCATCGCCAACCGGAGGTTGGGCAACCTTCGACATCTCAGCCGTAACTTGAATTGGATAATTATCGTCAGCGCCGGGTCGGGCAATCAGCATGCCATACTTGACGAATTTCTTCTGGAACGAAGCCTTCTTGGCCTTGATTTCTTTAAGAACGGGCTCAATTGGTTCATCAAAGCTGAACTTAATTCCAGCCTTTAGCAATGCGTTTATGGCTGCTGATCTTTTCTTAATCCAAGCGGACTTCTTCTCCGGACGAAGGTAGTCCATGATGCCATCGTTCAGTTGAGAATTTTCGGCCTCCTTGCCTTCCTGAGTGTCCTTGCCACTTTCTTTCTTGTTCAGCTGTTTTTTAGCTTCGGGGCAAACTTCAACGTCGTCTGTCTCTTCTACAAAAAAGAACGTTTCGCCGATGGTCCAATATTCACGGCAGCCTTCTAGGAGCGACATGAACAGCTTGGTGTCAGACATCAAACCCTGGAAGAAGTCGTAAATATAATCGGCAAATTCCTCGTTTGAACACTTTGGTTTTTCCAGAACTAGCTTGGAAAGAGGAATTTCAGTATGCAGATCAATGGCACGGCCAACGATGGGATCACGATCGTAAGCTAAACGGAAGAAACGAAGTTCCTCAGCACGAGACGACGGCATTTCGAGCGCGTCTACCGGGAACTCAAAGCTGTAGTATCCAATATTTTGGGAATCGGCTATGTCCGCTGTTCCTAGCGAGCCATCAGCAAACAATGAAGCGGTCTTCATCCGCTCATACAAACCAATGCCTTGACCTGGTGATATCTTTTCCCCACGGGCTTGGTTGCGGATTGCAGTGATTCTCTCAGCTACGCTATCATTGCCGATTTTCCCATTCACAAATGTTGTGAATCGGCCCGCCGAAGCATACTCACGTTTGACCGCACCTTGCCAAGCGGAATAACCCGTCATCGGAAGAGAAGCTGGTGTCCTGTAATTCGTAGTTTTGGTAACTGTGGTGTTAGCGCGGCTGCGCTTTAAGAGCTTCTGCCCTGTCTTCAGTGCTTGACCCTTCTTGACGAGACCGCTTTCGGGTTTCTGTTCTTCAGCCATTTAACCTTCCGCCTCCACCGCTTACTCCCCTGGTTCTAAGTCTCTAGTCCGAATTTGCTTGTCTTTGGGAGCTAGTTCTTTCTGAATGATTTCCAAGCGGGCATTGTCCATCAGTTCCTGCGGATCCAAAGGCATAGCCGGAAGTTGATCCTCGCCGCCTGATATGCCGGATTGCGAAATTTGTTTCACAGGATGCGTCAAATTGCTGCGTCTTTGGAGGCTACTTCGTTTGGCTTTGAAAGCATCTTCCATGTGGAGAGCGTTCTCTATCTTCTCCTTGCGAACATCGGTTAACTGTGCGACCACCAACTTCAACCGATCAGCCAACGGGGCATACTTTTTGGCGTCCTCGTCACTATGGGATTCCAAGAATTTCTGAAACCATCCCAATGCAGCGCGAGTGAATCCAAACGCGATCTCGGTTAGTTTGGCAACCCTCTGGGCTTCTCCTGTTTCAAATCTAACAAAATATCTTTCGAATTCATCGATGTCGTTAATGATGTTCTGCAACCGTTCTAAGAGCGCGGCCTCTTGTAATTCCTTCGCTTCCTCGGTCTCCGATAATGTTTGGGCGAGACGCAGCAGTCCAATCTGGGCGGTTTCGGACGCTTTCAATGCGGTGCCCATATGCATGTAGACTTTGGTAGAATCATACTCCAAAGGCTTCTGATTGGTAAGGATTCTGGTTCGAGAGCCTTTGGGCATCTTCAGTTGGAAAGGTAATCTTGGCAAAATGGCTCCTCTTATGGCTTTACGTATTCGCTTGGGACAGTTTCTAATCTGACATCAGGGATTGTGAATTGCTTCCCTTGGTACCGCACAGTCAGTTTATTGCGCCCTACTCCAAGCACTTTCTGGAATTGGCGCAAAGCAACCTCATCCATTTCAATCAGTTCCGGAACGCCGTCGGGAACCGTCACTATTTCCACCACCCTTCCGGGTTTGGGCATCGTTGCCGCATACCCTTCAGCTAGTGTATCTAGAGTAATTGCTCCAGAGGGTTCACTGGGCAATTGGGTCGGGCCAGGGGAGGTAACGTCTGTTGGAAATTGTTGTCTGCGCCGGGTCGGTACATCGCCAAACACATCATCTTCTTCAACTTGGTTCACTTTGGTCTCCTTTTCTTCCGTCGGTGCCTCTACGCGCATCTCTGTCCCCGAGACAGTGATCGTAACGTCCTCAGCTGGTACTTCTTCGCCCAGAATCTGGAGCGTCGGCCTCTTGACCTTGTTTTGCGGCACCGCGCCTAAGAATCCCATTTCAGGCATCAAGTCACGGTCAGCCGGGGTCAAACCCATACGAGCTTCATATTGCTCCAGGGTTTCCATTTTGTCTTCATCCTCGTCAGGGATGTTATCGATCATCCAATACTCGTGCAATTGCAGAGCCGCAATAAGTGCCTTCTTGGGATTTTTTGGATCACCCAGCTCAAAGGCACTATAAGCACGTTCGTGCAGTCTAACTTTGAGCTCTGCTTTTGCACCAGCTATACGGGCATCGTCACCCGAAAGCAGCGCGTGCAACCAGAAGCGCACTTCCTCACTTTTGAACTCCGTCGGGATGTAATTCTCCATGCCCGGAATCGCGGTCCACCCTGGTGGCTTGTGACCATCATCACCAGTCAAATGGTGTTCAACATCCCACGATGTTCCGTATTCACAATCGCACTCTATCCCCACGCGCCATTTCATGCTCTTGTGGTATTTGCGCAGTTTCATCAAACGCGATATGCGGGGCACAACGAATGGTGCATACTCATTCTTAACCGCGAAGTCGATTTCATCGTGGACGGTTAAATACAGCCGCATGATAGATTCAATTGCTTGGTATTTCTCAGCCCATTGACGGATACGGTTTAGCGCGATACGCATGAAATCGCCACAGATGCCCTGGATAGGAACGTTCGTGGCAACACGTTCGATCTTGCCCATGAAATAGCTGTAATCCCCAGCGTTGCGGACGCCTGACTCCGGATCTTTCCATAACATCGAAGCCTTCGCCTTCAACTTAACAACGGTCTCCATATCCGGGTCTTTGGCTTTGCTTAATTCGTCGGCTTTTTTCGTCAAGCGACGATGGTACCAATAATTTTCCATCTCCTGCTTTGTGGGTTTGTGGATGCCTTGTGCTTCCATGGCAGAAGCAAAGTCGATGATGCGTCCCGTAGTCGTGGAACAAGTCATCTTCTCACGAGCGATTTTCTTTTTGTTAGTGCACCAATCAGCGTATACCGGCACGCCCTTCCAGTAATCCTGGACCATCCTCTCACATTCACGGAAGGTAATATCCGGCTTTTCGAGTTTCATATTCTCGAAGATAGCATATTGCGTACCACCATACAGCAAGGCGAAGTTGATGATCTTAGCCAGCGAACGGAGTTTCTTCTTTACATCCTTCGGGGTGTTAGGATCATTAAACTCAGGGAAGACTTTGCTAGCGGTTAGGGCGTGGAAATCTCCCTTACCTTCCAAAAATTCCTTAATGAATTCCGGTTCACCGCTGATATTGGCAGCAGCCCGCATTTCAATGTTGCTGTAGTCAATGACGAAGAACGTCCAGCCCTTTGGTGCTACGAACATCGACCGGATGTTAACAACCTGGTTGGCATCCAAACGTCCATTACGAATTAAGACACCGTACTTCTCAGCGCACGTTGTGCATTTAGGCACCAGACAAACCGCGTAACCCGAGTATTGCCCAATGTGATTCTTGATAATGCCCGGTGCTTTGCTGGTTTTTCCGTCTTTCTCGTGGAAACAAGATGAATGTAAGTCGGCTTCAGTATACTCCTGAATTTCATCTACCGGAACAATATCCGGTTCCAGGACATTACCACGCACCCACCAGTTGCCCTCCACGCGCACAACGCCTTGCGGATTTAGACCGAAGCCACCGTCTACTTCAAATTCTCCGCCCGCGCCCGATAGACGGCCTCCGGCGACGACGTTTTGTTTAAGATAGATTCGGGCTGAATGGTCATCCGGATCAAAACGTAAGTTGGCTGGATGTAAAGCGACGTATTCTTTGTATTTGACCAACTTTTTGAGGAAGTCATCATCTGGGTGTTGCTTGCGCAACTCAGCCAGGACTTCAGCATCAACAGAAGGTAGTTCCTTGCCCATTCGAATGACTTTGAACTTCTTAATCTCAAAGAGCAGTTTGGCCAACTGGGGATTACTGTTTGGATTAAATTTGTCGTCTTCCAGGACTTCCCCAGTGTCTTCATTGACTCGTTCTTTGAAACCGTAATGAATGGCTAGTTGGCGTAATTCAGTCGCCATCTCTTTCAACATCTCGGTATGCCATTTTGTCGTGCGAGCATGGTGGGTAACGTCTACCAAAAACCGTTGCCGCTCTAGCCAGGTTAGGGTTTCAACCAACTCGTGGTCTATCCGGTGAATCAAACGACGGGACCAGGCAAGTTCGTGCATCTTCTCCCAGAGGAGCCATGTACAGATAGCGTCGCCGCCCGCGTACCAGAGCGCAATTTCCGTTGGCACCCAAGTGAACGGCGCGTACTGCACCCGCTGCGTTACTTTCTGCTTTACTGAGTCAAAGAAGTCGGCCTTGACTTTCATCAACTCTTCGCCCTTGATTTGTTCGATGCCTAAGACTTTCTCCGATAGAGCCTTCAAGCCACCGGAGTCTCCAGTCCACTTCTTGCCCTTGCCACTATCATCGCCCAAATCAGCCTTGGGATCATTGATGTATTGCAAAACCTGGATGTCTTCAAAGTATGGATAAGGCCGGAAGTTGATGCCCAAAGTCTCCCGCATAACCTCGCGGTCAAACTTAGCGTTGTAAAAGACTAGATGAGCTTGGTCAAACAACCATTGTAGGATGGCCGCGCACTCCATGCGGTCCATGTTGTTTTTATCTTCATGGTTGATAGGAACATAGATTCCTTCAATGCCGTCGGAGGACAAGCAGACCCCGGCGATCTCCATTTTTACGATGTACTCTAAAACCCAGGTGCCGTCCAACGCCAGTGTCGGATTCATTATGATACGCGTGTCTAGGCCGACAGTTTCAGTGTCAATCGCTAGTACGGGACGAGTTTCATTACCGAATTGCTTCCATCTTGACTTGTCGGCTATAACTCCTTCAGCCCAAGCGCGAAGAACAACCGGGTCAGTTATCAGTTTGAAGGCTTTTGCAGCCATCCAGGGTTTTTTCAGCTTCTCGACATCCATCTCCTTCAGCTTGGCTCGGAAGACAGAACGAATGTCTTTTGGTAGCTTAGGAGTCTTGGCTTTCCGTGATTTCTTGACCTTCAAGCTGGCTTGGTCCACGTTGTGAAGAGGAATGGTCATTGCCCCTTCCAATACGCTTTTAGAGCGGATGTCATTACTCTCCACTCTTCATAAGAAAAGCAATCGCTCTTCCCTCGGTTACAGTTAGGACAGCAAGGGACTAGATTCTCTTTCAAATATCCCTGTGCAGGATCTACCCGGTCAAGATTGGTGGCTATGCCTTTAGTCTCTACTCCATTTTCGCAAGAGAACATCGTCCATACTAGAGGTTTTCCACAATAATGGCACCCCTTCTCTCGGGTAAATTCTAGGAAATCCAGATAGGATATTCCAACTTCCTTTTTCCCATTCTTAGCTCTTCTCACCAGTTCGTTGTACAGAAATTCGAATGGGCGCTTACGAGAATTTCGTCCCCGCTTTGCTGCATCTTCTTTCTGCAAACAGCCACAACTTTGAGTGTGCCTCGAAGTCAAGGAGTAGGAATCAACCGGAACGCTTTTTCCACAACTGCAGATACAAAACCAAAGAATCGACCCCTGGGAATTTCTGTCTGTGGTCGGGCACACTACCAGCAAACGACCAAATTTTCTACCACGTAGATTTTTCTTGGGTCTTTTCAATCTCACGGGTGCACCTTGATCATCGGATTCTTCTTAAGCTCTTCTCGGGAAACAAATTGAATCTCCAACGGCTTTGGTGTCCGTCGGAATAGACAGGTACAGCCACATTTTGGACAAATCTCTTCGCAAAAGTTCATTAGTAGATCATCCTCTTGCCCAGTTTGCTGATGCTCGCTGTGCCGGGGAGAAGTGTGGGATCTTCGGTAAACCAAGCACCCCACATGAGTCCGTCCGAGTCCATACACTCATATCCGCGGAGCAAATTTAAGTCCACGGGATTCATTTTCACACTTTCGACGTCGCCGGATTCAGTCACTACTTCACCAAACAACTGAGCCAGCCGATTAACCATTCCTACCGCTCTTTCAGCTTTACTCATCGGAATGCCTTCTTCTGTCGAATGTGCTCCAACGTGCTCGGGTCTAATACTCGCGCCAAAGGCATCGCGTCCTTCTCAAACTCCGCTTGGAAGTAAATACGAACGAGTGCCTGTCCCATTTCCACGTCTTGGTGTTTTTGGACCTCTCGACCCGCTTGACGAATATATGCCTCGGACAAATCAGCAAACTCAATTGATACCTCTTCCTCTTCGTCCTCGTCATCCAGGACAACGTCATCCATCGGCGGGAGATTATATTTCTTCTCTAGCCAAAAGAGCGCCTTGACC